AAGTCTTTATTCATCTTGGACTTTAAAAAAGTATTTTGAACTTTAGCCATTAAATTTTAGTGTTTTATCCATTTAGATTTACCTCTCATAACTTGCACTATTTCGTCAAGCTTGATGTTAGATAATCTAATTTTAGCGTTTCTTAATTTAGCGCTTCTTTCTGTCTTTAATCTTCTTACTAAATACTCTGGTTGATTAGCTCTTGTGGAAACGATGTAGTGAAGTAGTGATGCATATAAAGCTTCTTCAGCTAGCTTAGGAACTTTAGTGTCAAGGTCATATGCTAAACCATCAGATATGTATTCGAATACAATTACCTTACCAGCTAAATTACTAGAAAAAGACATCTTGCCTTCTCTATAATTTAAATTAAACCAACCATTTATTTGAGAATACTGAGGATCAATACCATATAGTCTACCCCAGTTCCAACTACCATTTATCCCATTGTAGTTAGCCCAATAAGCGTAATCATCCATATTGTCAAATACGTTTTGATTTATAAGCTTATCATTAGCTTTAGACCATCTTTCTTCAGTTATCGATGTACCTTGTATATTATTTCCAAAATTATCTTGAACTTCAACACCTTGAGCATCTTGAACTGGATTCTCATAAGGACTTGTTGTTAAGTTATTTGCAGGATATATAGGTCTTTTAACGCCTAACTCATCTATCCAAGATATTTTAACATAGTTAACATAGTCTTGAGGTAGTGGCACTGTTAAGTTAGCAGGTACTGTTAGCTCTTGAGAATGTATACTTTTTAAAGTATCATAACTAAATTCTTGTAAACTTCTTTTAGCAAAGAAAACTATATCAGATTTTTTAGCTTTTTGTATTATTTTTCCATCACCTACGTAGCCAACCATAAAATTGTCTATAGCGTCACCTAATTTTATATATTCGTAACTACCGTAGTTATTTTCTACAGCATCACCATAAGCATCTCCATTTCCGTAGTTTCCTCCATCTAGAGATTTTAGTTGAACAACAAAATATGTTCCGTTGGCTGGAGTTGAAGATATATTTATAGTATTACCAGAAACAGTATAAGAAGCAATATACTCTGTAAAACTACCTGGTAAACCAGTAGCGCTAGTATATAACTTAAAGTTATTTAACATATAGTTGTTCTCTGTTGGATCGTAAGATCCGAAAACTAAATCAGTGTCAAACGTAGTTGTGAAAGATCCTGAGCTACCATCAGCAATAAACTGTTGTGCTCCTTGATAGTATTGTTGGTTTGTTTCTGTTATATTAGCCATTTATTTAAGATTTTTCGTTCATTTCTACTTGCTGAGCTTCTTGAGCTGCTGCTTGTATTATTTGAGGATCTCTTATTATTATACCACAATATTTTAGTATATTAATAACTATATCTGTTTGTTCGGCTATATCTAATTCAAAGTCTACAGAGTTTGAGCTATCATACAAGTACTGCCCTAGCGTACCAACAGTGAAAGACCAACTCGGTTGTGATGGTTTAAATAAGCAGTTTATAGATAAACTATTTGGTTGTGGTGATACTTTTATCAGTAGTTGATTAGTAGTAGCAGGCGCTACAGGTGTTGTTGTAGTTGTTGTAAAACAAAGAGGATATTGTTTGGTAGGTGCTGTTAACTTCGATCTAGTTATCTTATTGTAGTCGCTTTTGCTAGCTAATTGAGTAATCGAGTTATAATTAGGACTAGTAGTATAAGTTGAAGTTATATCTCCTAACTTAAAAACAGTTCCAGTTCCAGCATATATCCACCCAGAGTTTGCTACGTTATAAGTAAAGCTTGCTTCTTTTTCAAAAGGATACAACTTATAGCTTATATCTTTAAATATATTAAAAAACTCTGTGTCGTTTTGAGAGTTGTTTTGATTCAAGCGATTAACTTGATTGCCATCGGGAAAATATGATTGGAATATCTCGTCTTGCACCTGAGCTGCTAAACTATTAAATTCAGCTGGTGTTATATAACCTCTTTGCTCTTTGTTTAGTACATACAAGACTGTTTGGTATACCGTATTTATATTTACCGCCATTTTATATTTTTATTATAATACAACAGAGACCACGCGAGTGGTCCCTATCATATTAGTATTACTTGTTTTTATATTTTTTTATCTATAGATTTATAGACTTCAACGCCTTCGTCTGTTTTAAGAAACGCTGCAAACGCAGAGTAAGGGTTTTCATCAAAAGGTACGTTCATTAGTTTTCTACCGTTAGAACCCCAGGTAAATGTACGTTGATCTTGCGATAGTACAATTACACCTGCTTCAGATGCTCTAATAGCAAAGTTTCTAAGTTGAACATTTTCATCGTTTGCTAAGCTAATAAACAACTGAGGATTATTTCTAGCGAACAAAAGCAAATCTCTTTTAAGTTCTTTAGAACTCATAGTGTTTACTTGAGACCCTAGTTCTACTCTTAGTATAGCTTCAGCGTGGTCTATTTCCATATTCCTAGCTGCGTTTAAAGCATCTATTTGAAGGTCTAATATATCTAATTGATCTTCAGCTTCTTCTACAGCACTAAACTCTTCATACACTCTACCTTTTAAAGGATGGTATAGTGAGAGTAATTTTTGTAAGTTTTGTTTTTCTTTTGGAACTTTTAAATCTCCATCCATAAACATAATGTGACCAAGAGTAGCTTCACCTTTTTGTTCATCAACAAGTGGTGAATCTTGATTTGTAGCATATCTAATTTCTCTTTGCTTTCCAGATTTTTCATCAAAATAAAGTAAGGAGTGTTTTTTAGTATGCTTACTAGGTATAGTATATGTTAATGGAGTTTTATTTCCTTTGAGAAAATAAATTCTATCTTTAATTTCCCAGCTTGGTTTAGCTGGTTTTACTTCTTTTTTTGGCGCAGTCTTTACTGCTACCTCTTGAGTTGCAACCTCAACAGCTTCTGCTTTAGCTTTTTTAGCCATAATATAATAAAATTAAATAGTTGTAAAAATAAACACCCCGCCCGAAGACGGGATGCATATTATTTTGAATGATTATAGTCCTTTGAAAAGTACAAAGTTGTTTGCGCCTTGAGTTACTAAACATCTTTCAGATAGGAAGTTTACTTCCATAGCATCTAGAGTTGAAGTAAAAGCACCACCAGCAGAACCAGTTAACCAAGACTTCATACGACGATCATCAGCTTGAGAAGCTCTGTATCGTACGTGTAAGAAAGGTCTACGGATATTAGTTCCTAATACTTGATCGTAAACAGTAGAAGTTCCAGCAGGTATTAATACACCTTCGATAGAATTCACACCACTAATAGCTCCACGAGTAGAAGCATCGTTTAAGTATTTCCAGTCAGTTTTGTAGAAATCGTAAGAACCTCTTCTGAAACCACTGAATCCTAAGTTCAATGCCATTTCTTCAGAGTTTTCAAATAGTCCAAAAGCAGTACCACCTTGAGTACCACCAGAAATAGCAGCTAACATATCATCAAAATCAAGAGCAGTTTGTCTCTGTAAGAATAACATGTTTTCTTCAATAGCTCCTTGAGTATCTAAGTTTTTCAAGATAGCATCAAAAGCATCAAGACCAGCAGCAGCAGTAAACCCAGTGTTTACGTTACCACGAGCTTCGATAGCAGCGAATAAACCTTCAGTACCTTTTCCAGTTGTAATTGGAGAAGCAGCACCTACTTTTTCACCTTCAATCATAGACATTTCTAGGTAATCTTCAAAACGTAGTCTTGTTTCAGACTCAGCTTTTAAATACCATAAATATCCAGAAGCACCATCTTCAGTAGCAACTTCAACCCATCCGATTTGAGCCATATCAGAACCAGATACAGTGTATTGGCTTTTGATAATGATTGGAGAGTTAGAGTACTGAGTGAACTGTGGGTCAACACTTACGTACTGAGTTCCAGAGTTAGCACCTGCTACACCACCTGAAATAGAACCACCTTTTTGGTATTCAGAACCATAAACAAATACTTTTAATCCAGTAGCTGAAAAAGCAGCTAAGTTAGCAACAGTGTAAGGCTGAATAGTAATAACGCTAGTAGTAGTGTTAGAATCAGTTACTAAACATTTTTCTTCTAAACCACTAACTGGGTCTAAAACAACAACAGTAGCTCTAGGAGAAATAACATTTGAAATATCAGCAGCAGCACCAGGGTTAACATTAATAGTTAAGTTAGAAGGCTTGCTACATCCATCGTATGCAATATGTAATCTATTTTGCTCAGACCAGATAACTTGATCAGATGTCATTGGCATTTCAGCGCCAACCATTCTCAAGAAGCCACCTAACGTTCTGTTTCCATAACGCTCTACTTCTTGTTCGTAAATTTCAGGTAAATACTGCTGCGCGAAAGTATCAGTGTCGCCAGCTGCAGCACCATCGTTAAATTTTAGGTAGTTTGTATTTAAAAGCTCTTGCTTCTGACTTGGTACAATACCACCAAATTGAGGAGTTAAACTCATAATAAATAGTTTTTTTAGTTAAATTTTCTAGTTTTAATTTTAAGTTTTTTAGAATCAGCACCAGAAATAGCCTTAACTTTAAATCCGTTTAAAAACACTTCACCTTGAGTGGACCTAGCTTTGGTATCACTTAAGTTTTTTGACTTGTTTACAACTTCTTTTACAGCGTCAGCTTTTCCTTGTTCATAAAAATGAGATGCTATTCTATCTACATTTTCAGCGGCATACATAGCTTTGTGATAACCTTTCGTGTCACTAACATTACCATCTTTATCAAGGAACTTCCCGATTAGGTTGTTAATGTTTGATTGGTTTTCTGCAACTTTATCTTTGTTCTGTATACTATACCTATAATTGTTTTCACCAACTTTAATATCAAAACCTTTGAAATCTTCGTTGAAAAACTTTTTGGTATTATCTTTGAACATTTTGTGTTGTTGCTCAGCTTGTTCTTGCTGCTTATTGTATCTATTGAAAAAGTCCATAGCTTTTTGTTGGTCTTGAGTTACGCCCGGTCTCAACTTGATTTCGTCGTAGTATTTACTCTTAGTTTCCTCTAAAAAGTTTTTGGCTTTTGCAACTTCTTCTTTAAATGCGAGTTTCTTTTTTCTCACATCTCTCTCTTCGTCGACGTCTTCATCAATGATAAAATCTTCTAGTAAGAGGTCTATATCCTCACTTTCTAAGTAAGGTTTATTTTTCTTGTAGTATTCTTTAAGTAGAGTTACATCGTCGATGCTAGAATAATCTGCGTTAAGTCTAGTATAATCTTCTATTGTACCCCCTGTTTCTTCCATAAAAGCTACTAACTTTTCAATATTTTCAGGTAGCTTTTTTTCAACAACCTCTGGCTGTTTTGTTTCTTCAACTTTTACTTCTTGTTCTTCAATAAGTTCTATTGGAGATTCTACTTTTTCTTCGGTGGTCCGTACTTCTTCAACCACTGCTTCGCTGTCTCCACTGTCTTTTGGTTCTTCGACAGTAGCATTGCTATCATTTGTCTCTTGTGCTTGAACGGCATTTTCCTCTTCTTGTTTAGGTATTACTACTTTTTTTACTTCTGGTTCTAGCTCTATCAGTGGTTCTTTTAAATTAACCTTAACTGTTTCTTCACTAGTTTTGTTTAATTTCTTAGGCGCTTTCTTTTTTGCTTTTAATTTGAAGTCACCTTCCTGTTTAACAGGTTCATTTGTTTTTACTTCTGACATAATATAATATAATTAAATAATTAAATAGCGTTTACATAAACGCGTCGATACCCATATTTGGGTCTGATTCAAAGTCTATAGGTAAGCCATCATTTTTTCTTTGGCTTATCATTTCACTTTGTTGTGTTGCTTGTATTTTAGTTCTTTTATCTTTACGATCTTCTATAAACTGTTCTTTTTGCTGATCAACCTGCACTTGCATTTGAGCTAGCTGCATATCATACTGGAATTTTTGTTGAAGCTTTTGAGATTCTATTTGAGCTGCTATTTGCATACGCTCTATTTCCATTTGGTTTTTAGCTCTTTCTAGATTAACATTTGCAGAAGTTAAAGCCTCTTGCTTTTGAACTTCAGCCATAGCAGTTTTTTCAGCAGTCTCAGCTTGCGCGTTAGCTTGAGCCTGTATATTAGACTGTTGAGTCATCATATCCTCTTTCTGCTTTTTCTTACGCTTTACTTTAAGCATTTGATTAGCAAGCTTGAGGTTTTTAATTTGTCTAATATCTATAGCATCTTCAAGGTCAATACCACCTTGCTTTATAGCCATTTGTATGTTTTGCTCCAACTGAGCTTGCTCTTCTTCATCAGGCTCTAATTCTAGATAAATACCAAAGTCGTGTAAGTTAAGGTTTATAACCTCTTCTAATGTTCTAGCATTAAACGTAGATATAGAGTTCTGTAGCGAATTAGCAGTTAGTGGAAACTGTAAAGCGTCAGCTATTTTAAGCGATATGTTTTCAGCCATTTTAAGCGTCAAATAAGAGCTTGACTGTACTATGTGTTTAGTAGCTGTATTTGAGGCGCTAGCGGCTAGCTTCTGTAATCCTACGAGA